TATCATACGCACACTAAAGGAAACATATGTTTACAAAAGAAACATGAGAAATAGATTGACTTTCTGCTCTAAATATGTTATAATATACTTATGTTATAAAGCTTCTTAAGAACCTTTTAGTTATTTCTTTGTTTATAAATTAAAGAATAGCTTTAAGAGTCTTAAGTATACTTAAGTACACTCAATCTCAAAAAGAGGTAATTGATTTGTCAACACCAAAAGAACCTGTAGTTGCTAAACGCAAAGGTAGGCCACCTAAAGCATCACTAAAGAAACCTAAGGGGATTATTGGTCGGCCTAAAGGTGACGCTACGATTATCAACGAGTACAAAGCTAGGATGCTTGCGTCACCTAAGTCAGCTAAAGTGCTGGACGCTATCTTTGATGCAGCCTTAGACCATGACCATAAGAACCAAGCGTCAGCGTGGAAGCTTGTCATGGATCGTGTAGCTCCCATAGCAGCCTTTGAGAAGGAAATCATTAAGGGTGGAGGCAAGTCAGCCATACAGATCAATATAACTGGTGTAGGACAAACTGACATAAGTTCTCCTCAGTCTCCTGATGATCAGGATGCTCAAGAAGGGGAGTACACTGTAGTATGAGTGACTTACAGATTGAACTACTTGAGTGGCAAAAGAAAGTATGGGCAGACCAGACTAGATTCCGAGTAGTTGCAGCAGGTCGAAGGTGTGGTAAGTCACGCCTAGCTGCTTGGTTGTTGATTGTCAACGGCTTACAGGCTAACCTACCTAACTCACACGTGTTCTACGTAGCGCCTACACAAGGTCAGGCTAGAGACATTATGTGGAAACTACTGGTCGAGCTAGGTGCTCCTGTCATACGAAGTTCACACATAAACAATATGCAGATAACCCTAATCAATGGTTCCACCATTAGCCTTAAGGGTGCAGACAGACCAGACACTATGCGAGGCGTAAGTCTTAAGTTTCTAGTGCTGGACGAGTACGCAGACATGAAAGCTGAGGTGTTTGAAGAGATACTAAGACCAGCCTTAGCTGACCAAAAGGGAGGCTGCTTATTCATAGGCACACCTAAGGGTCGTAATCACTTCTATGATCTATTCAAGTACGCAGAGCTAAGTGGTGATGAAGATACTACGTTTACAGCTTGGCACTTTACCAGTTACGACAATGAAACACTAGACCCTGAGGAAATAGACGTAGCTAAGAAATCTATGTCAACTCACGCTTTTCAGCAAGAGTTCATGGCTAGTTTTAAGAACCAAGGCTCTGAGATGTTTAAAGAGGAATGGTTAAACTTTGGTGATAAACCATTGTCAGAGGGTGACTACTACATTGCTATTGACTTAGCTGGCTTTCAAGACGTATCTAAAAAGAAAGGCAACACAAGCCGTTTAGACTCGTCAGCTATATCTATAGTGTGGGTAGATGAAGATGGTTGGTTTATCGAGGACGTTATTCATGGTAGATGGACGTTAGATGAAACAGCACGTAAGATATTTCAAGCAGTAAGGGACTACAAACCTTTGTCTATTGGCATAGAGCGTGGTATCTCTAAACAAGCTGTTATGTCACCATTAATGGATATGATGAAACGACAGGACTTTTACTTTCGTGTAGAGGAACTAACTCACGGCAATCAACGTAAGACTGATAGAATCATGTGGGCCTTACAGGGTCGTTTTGAGCATGGTCGTGTAACCTTAAATAAAAAGAAAAAAGAATGGCACCCTATCTTTCTTGACCAGTTATTTGCTTTTCCCGACCCTTTGACCCATGACGACTTGATAGACTCACTGGCTTACATAGATCAGTTAGCTAAAGTAACCTACACTGGTAACTTTGAAGAGTTAGATAACTTTGAAGTCCTTGACTCACTTTCTGGATATTAAATTATGAAAATGTACCTAAACGATAACAATGAATCAACTGATCCAATTATCATTGAGCAGACACTCAAAGCGTGGGTTATGAACAAAGTAGATGATTGGGGAGACTACTACGACAATAACTACTCAGACAAGCACCAAGAATACTATCGCCTATGGCGTGGTCAGTGGGCAGCAGAGGATAAGACACGACAGGCAGAACGTAGTCGTATCATAGCTCCAGCATTACAACAGGCAGTAGAGTCTAACGTAGCTGAGATAGAAGAGGCTACCTTTGGTCGTGGTACATACTTTGACATTAGGGACAATATAGGAGACTCAGATAGCGCAGACATAGAGTTTTTACGTAACAAGTTACATGAAGATTTTGATATGTGCAAGGTACGTAGGGACGTATCAGAGTGTCTAATCAACGCAGCAGTCTTTGGTAATGGCATAGGTGAGGTTGTCTTAGAAGAAGTTAACGAGATGAAACCTTCTACTGAATCAATTATGGATGGTGCTATGGAAGCTGTAGGTGTCACTGTGTCTAAACGCACTGCTGTACGCTTACGTCCTATCTTACCACAGAACTTTCGTATTGACCCTACAGCCACTAACATAGAAGAAGCTTTAGGTGTAGCCATTGACGAGTTTGTTGGTCAGCACACAGTAGAGCAATTACAAGAGCAAGGTGTCTATCGTAATATTGATATAGGCTCGGCTAGTGATGATTTTGAACTTGAAGCGGATCAGTCTAGCTTTACAACTTACCAAGATTATAAGACACGCCTAACTAAGTATTATGGTCTTGTACCTCGACACATGCTTGAGGAAGAACTGGACTATGAGTTAGACGAAGAAGATAAAGAAAAGTATTGGATAGAAGCTGTTGTTATAATTGCTAACGAAGGTCACTTACTTAAGGCCGAAGCTAGTCCATACATGATGAAAGATCGACCAGTGGTTGCATTTCCTTGGGACGTAGTTCCTTCACGCTTCTGGGGTCGTGGTGTATGTGAGAAAGGCTACAACAGCCAGAAAGCCCTAGACGCAGAGCTAAGGGCACGTATAGACGCCCTAGCACTCACAGTACACCCTATGCTTGCTATGGACGCTACACGCATCCCTAGGGGCACTAAGCCAGAGATTCGTGCTGGTAAGCTACTACTAACCAATGGTGATCCACGTGAGATCATTAATCCATTCAATTTTGGCAACGTAAGTCAAATAACTTTTGCTCAGGCTCAAGCACTACAGTCAATGGTTCAACAATCTACAGGTGCCGTTGACTCTTCTGGTGTTGGAGGTTCTATAAATGGTGAGGCAACTGCTGCTGGCATATCTATGTCTCTAGGCGCAATTATCAAGAGACACAAGCGTACCTTGATTAACTTCCAAGACTCTTTTCTAATACCTTTTGTAAAGAAAGCAGCTTGGCGTTATATGCAGTATGAGCCTGAGCTTTACCCTGTATCTGACTACAACTTTAGAGCGTCAAGTACCTTAGGTATTATCGCACGTGAGTATGAGGTCAGTCAACTGGTACAGTTATTACAGACAATGGGCAAGGAAACTCCTTACTACCCTATCATGCTTAAGTCTATTGTAGACAACATGAACTTATCTAATCGTGAAGAGTTAATTGGGCTTATAGATGAAGCTGCACAACCTAACCCAGAAGCTGCTAAGGCTGCTCAAGAGACTCAAGCTGCTCAGTTAGCTTTCCAAGCTTCTCAAACAGCCGCATTATCTTCACAAGCTCAAGAATCTAATGCTAGAGCACAGAAATTAATGATAGAAGCTCAAGCTGTACCTCAGGAAATGGAGATTAATCGTATAAAAGCTATTACAACCAACCTGAGAGATGGTGAGAATGATGATCGTGAGTTTGAACGTAGGCTGGCAGTAGCAGATCGTATGCTAAAAGATAAAGAAATGACTTTACGTAATAATAATCAACAACGAGGCAGTAACAATGGTGTCCAATAAAGAACTACAAGATGTGGTTACTCAGGTAAATGATAGTTATACTCTCCTGTTAAATAGAATCATAGAGTTAGAAGCTAAAATGGAGCTTATTTCTGTCCCTAGCACAATTAAGAAGCAAAGTAAAGAAAAACCTTGACTTTTTTGCTACTTTGTGGTATAATAGATGTATTATTAATAAGATACTTTAAAAAGGTAATATCTTAAATGGCAGACAAAGAATTAGAAGTTTATTTTAAAAGCATGAATGAACTATTTAGGACAGAAGGTTGGCAAACACTAATATCTGACTTAAAAAACAATGCTGACACAATAAACTCAGTAGAACACACCAAAGATGATAAAGACCTTTACTTTCGTAAGGGACAACTTAACATCTTAGGGGCTATACTCAATATGGAAGAAACAACCTTAGCAGGACAAGAAGATTCTGAAAGGGTAGAAGATTATGTATAGAGTGTATGACTACAAATGTGCCAATGGGCACGTAAATGAACACATGGTTAAAGGCTCACCAGACACACAGAAATGTAAGTCCTGTAGTGCCTTAGCAACCAGACAACTTTCCTCTCCACGTGCTGTATTAGAACCATTCTCTGGCGATTTCGCTGGTGCTTCTTTAAAATGGGCTAAACAACATGAACGTGCGAGAGTCCACGAAGAGAAAGTTAACTCCTAATACTAGGAACCTTTCATTTTTACTTTCTCCATAATACTAAGGTACGGAGTTTAATATGGCAGCAGTTATCCTTGATACTGAGGACTTAAATAGTGAGCGTTTTGATAGCTTGGAAGGTATGGATGCAGAAACAGAAAACCTACAGGAACCTGAGCAAGGCAAACCTGAGGCTACTTCTGAACCTGTAGCAGTGCCAGACAAATATAGCGGTAAGTCATTAGAAGATGTAGTGCAGATGCACCAAGAGGCTGAAAAGCTCCTAGGGCGTCAAAGCTCAGAAGTTGGTGATTTACGTAATGTTGTCGATAGTTATATCAACACACAACTCCAAGATCAGAAACCACAAAAGGCAACTGACGAAACAGATGAAGAATTAGATTTTTATTCTGATCCTGAGAAAGCAATGAGTAGGGCGATAGATAATCACCCATCAGTGAAAGCGGCAGAAGCATCGACAAGGGCTTATAAACAGCAAACGTCTATGACAGCCTTAAAGCAAGCCCATCCTGAGATACCTGAGATCATAGCTGATCCTAAGTTTTCAGAGTGGATACAAGCTTCACAGATACGAACACGTATGTTTGTTGCGGCAGATCAGCACTATGACGTAGAATCAGCTAACGAGTTATTTTCCTTGTGGAAAGATCGTAAGGGTTCTATTGATAAAACGCTGAAATCAGAGAAAGATGGGAGACAGAGGGCTGTCAAGGAAGGGTCTACAGGATACACACGTGGTAATCCCGACTCAAGCACTTCCAAGAAAATCTACAGACGCGCTGATATTATTAAACTTATGAAAACCGACCCTGATCGCTACTTAGCACTTTCTGACGATATACAACGAGCATACGCAGAAAAAAGGGTTAAATAACCTAATATAGAGAGAAAGTCAAAATGACAGATTCCACTTATCCCAACCAAGCTGGCACAGTAGATAACACTTCTGCTGCCACATTCATTCCCGAAATTTGGTCAGATGAAGTAATTGCAGCCTATGAGAAATCACTTGTAGTTGCACCTTTAGTTAAGAAAATTTCCATGCAAGGCAAGAAGGGTGACACAATTCATATCCCTAAGCCTGTCCGTGGTGCCGCCCATGCTAAGGCAGAGGGAACGGCAGTAACCATTCAAAATGCTACAGAGGGCGAAGTACAAGTAGTTATCAACAAGCACTTTGAATACTCACGCATGATTGAAGATATTACTAACGTACAAGCACTTGCTTCACTACGTCAGTTCTACACTGGTGATGCTGGCTATGCCCTAGGCAAGCAAGTAGACGATGATATGATGCTCCTTATGAAGAGCTTTGGCGGTGGTAATGGATCAGTATTCCCTACTACAGCTTCATTCTATCCAAAGGCTGATGGTGTCACTACGCAGTACGCAGATAATACTGTTAAACCTGTTGACGTATTTACTGACAAGTTCTTACGTGACATGATTCAGAAGATGGATGATGCAGACGTTCCTATGGATAATCGCTTCTTAGTTATCCCCCCTGCACTACGTAATGCAATCATGGGTCAAGATCGTTACGTTAGCTCTGACTTTGTTAATGGTCAAGGCGTTGTAAATGGTAAGATCGGTGAGCTATATGGTATTGATATTTACGTATCCACTAACTGCCCTATTACTGAAACTGCGGCTGAAAACGGTGCTACAGGTGGTGGACTAATCCGAGGTGCTATGTTAGCCCATAAAGATACTATGGTACTTGCAGAGCAATTAGGTGTACGTTCTCAGACACAGTACAAGCAAGAGTTCTTAGGAACCTTGTATACTGCTGATCGCTTGTATGGTAACAAGGTACTACGTCCTGATGCAGGATTCTTGTTAGCTGTGAATGGTTAATATTAACTAACTAAAAAGGGAGCTTCTTGTAACAACTTGACGCTCCCTTTTTTTACTTTTGATTTAAGCGAGAAACACAATGTCCATAGAATACAGAGGGGAAACTTTTGAAGGTTACAACAAGCCTAAGGCTAGTGCCAAAGGAAAAAAGTCCCATGTAGTTCTTATCAAAGATAACGGCAAAGATCGTATGATTCGTTTTGGTGAGAAGGGTGCTAGTACAGCAGGTAAGCCTAAAGCTGGCGAGTCAGAAGCTATGAAAGCTAAACGTAAGTCATTTAAAGCACGACATGGTAAGAATATTGCCA